AAGTAAAAGACAAAGCCCGCTGACAAAAGTACCACTCCGACACAAACAGGCAGTATGATCTTCCACATTGCGAGTTTCTTTTCATAAACGATAGAAATCGTATGTGCCCCCTGTACGGATTTCAAAGTATATTTGCTTTGATACTTTTCCAGATCGATCTCTTTTTTATCAATCTTAACTGAAGCGATTCTGTATCCTTCTTTCTCCGGATAATCTGCCTCAAATGCTTCTCCGCGCAGCACTGTTTTCCTGGAAACTGACGGCTTGTCCTCCCCAACCTGAACCTTTACTTCAACCTCATACTGGTAAGGCACTTCCATCCTGTACAATCTGACCTTCTTTGTCCCGTCAGATAATGTGACATTCACAACCGCCAGAAAGACTCCCGGATCTAACTCGCAGATTGATTCCGGCTCATCACTGGTGACATTATCCTCAAACTGAAAATCCAGCTTTTCATAATACAGCAGTTTCTTTTCAGAAAGAGAGTATACATTCAGAAAATCACCATTTCCCGAGAACAGTGTCAGAGGAAAATTCAAAACATAATCTTCTGTCACGCACAGATCCTGATAATTTCCATCCCCTGCATAACCGCCCAGATCTCCCAGGTCTTCTGTGACCTGAAACTCATTATTTAAAATCTTAAACTGATATCCTCCATCTGCATTTGTCTGGATCACATACCTGTCATTTGCCGAATCATAACCGATTCCCAGGATATTATAGGAATCTGTCACTTTCACCTTGCGCTTGAATTTCAGTGTATCTGCATCCATGATAAAAAGACATCCTCTGTTTTCCTTCTGATAACTGGTATAAAGACTGACCGCGATCTCATTGGTATTCGGATTATATGCCATTCCATTGGCATGTTCATAATCTGTCTCCTGTACCTGCATTGCAAGGGAATACTGCTCGACCGGATTGCCGTTTTTATCCTTGTCATTGCGATAGTATGCCTTTACAATATCCGGCTGTCCACTTCCATCCAGCACGTTTTCCAGACAAACGATGTAATCGTCTGTCGCACATATGGACTGTACTACTCCATGTTCTGTTTCGATCGACTCTTCCTTCACCATCTTCCAGGACAGATTTTGAAACGCCTGCGGTGATGCAATCTGAGCTTGTACTGTAAACGGGCAGAGCACAGACAACAGCAGTCCTGTCAGAATGCCAAACGTCCATGCCTTCTTTCTCACAGCACCAGTTCCTCCCACTTGTCACCTGCCCCGAACGTACAGTGAAACCGTTTCGGAAGATCACCGGTTCCAAGCAGATAATTCTGATACTTCATGATCAAATCTACTGCCACAGGGATTGCACCCTCATACAATTTATTCAATAACAGACAGTATTCCCTGCATTTTGGATTCGGTTCTTCACTCATCACCAGCCCATGGAACTTGTCATACTGTCCTGCTGTCTTCATTGCTCCAAACAACAGATTTCTCTTTGTTTTTCCCGGTGCATACAACGCTTTATGGCACAACTGCATCCCTTTCAGTGCTTTTCTCGCCTGCTGGGCAGTCACATGATCAAAAAACGGCGCGACTACCTTTGCATTTTTCTCAGTAGCGTGAATATGCTCCGTCTGCCTGTAAGTCAAAGGATCAAATTTGTCCTCTGTCAACAGATAACGATCAAACTCCATCTCAATCTCTGAATGACCGATTCCACTTTTCTGGATCATCTTTTCTACATAAGGATGACACTCACTGTCCAGCGCAAAATGGCAGATAAAGCCATAGATATAAGCCCTGCTCATAGTTTTGTCATCTGCATCGGCGATTACCTTTTTCGCCCTTTCAAAGAACAAATCCGCCATCTGCTTATGCATTCCATATCCCTGTCCGCTCACAGAATTGGGAATCAGCGCTCTATAATAAAACAAAATATCCGGTCCGTGCAGACCGATGTCAAATAATTCTCTGTTTGTCTCCATTGCCGTCCGAATTCTTCTCGGAAGTGCATCCAGAACATCTTTTCCAAATCGATAATGTGTATACGTTGTCGGCATATGCTCTCCCCTTTCTTCAATCAAAACTCCCGCTGCTTTTGTTTTTTCAAAACCTATTTTATATCTTATCACAATTTTCCAGAAAATAAACGAAAAATCCAAATCTGTTACAAGTTTCCCCTTGACTTTTTATCAGATTCTCCTATATTATAAGTAGAACGGTGATAAACCGTATGATTCAGGGCTTGTACTGGTTTCGACAGGGGTCTTGAAGATGGAGAAGCTATCCGCAGGCAGATGCGTCAAATCGCAAACTTAAAATTAAACGCAGACGAAAATTACGCGTTAGCAGCCTAGTTGCTGCTTGTCAGCCTCAGGGCACTCACACCTTGAGAATCTGGCATCGACTTTTGTGAGAAACGATGGCAGCAAAGCTTTGAGCTGTCAGGCGTATCATGAAGCTACCGAAGCTGTAAGGATGTCCGTTTTCGTGCAGTCGGGGGAATCAAAAAGAACTGACTATGATAGTAGAAGTACATGGGATAGGCTTTTGGACGCGGGTTCGACTCCCGCCAGGTCCATGATAAAGGGAATCGCGAGAAATCGTAGATTCCCTTTTTTATTGGCTTTATCGGATATACTATTTTATAAAAAATATAATATTTTATAATTTGTGTTGCATTTTACACTGATATGCAACACGATATGCAACACGAAAGATGATACAATATTCACCCCTCAGAGAACGATCTCCGAGGGGATTTTTATTAAATAGATGTGGTCTCTTTACTGTAAATTACCGACATGAGCCTTGCATACCATGGCGCTTTAGGACTCCACTTGTAACACGGCATGTCCTTACCATTGTTGTCCTTGTAAATCTGCTGGATGATTTTTAATTCGTCTGGATGACCCAATGTTATTACTTTTTGACCGTCAAAATAATACACTGCACCTTTTCCCTCTACTGTAAATAAACATTTCATCTCTTCTTCTCCTTCCTGTTCGATTCCTGTATTCTGGTTATTTTTTTGTTCGCTGCATGCAGACGCTCTACTGTCGATTGCCTTTGCAATCGGCTCCGCAATTCCTTTTGTGCCTAAACTACGATACCGTGCTACATCATCTGTGCCGGTGCAAAATAATGTCTCTACGATCATGCCAGGCATATTAGATGCATTCAGATCATGGTATCCCGAACTGTACTTTACACCACGGTTAGTAAATCCTTTTCCTGCAAAATTATTACAGATGTTGCTTGCGATCGTGTTCATGGTCTGGTTAGATGCATCATATAACCACACCTCTGTGCCCCCTGCTGATGCCGCTCCTGCGGCGTTCATGTGCAGAGTGACATAGATATCGCATCCTGCTCCATTCGCCTTATTTGTGCCGTCAGACAACTCACCAGACACATTCGATGCGTTGGAATTACAATCAATCACAGTATGTCCGACTGCCTGTAGCATCGGTACAAGTTCGTTGTAGATCTTCCGCACTTCCGCCTGTTCATCGATCAGACCTATTGCACCTTTACAATTTGGGGAATGCCCTCCCCTTAAGCCAATTTTCATTCTTTCTCTTCCTCCTGTTCTTCCGTTTCAAATGCTTTTTCCAGTTCTTCCGCTGTTATTCTTCCGAATTCGTTCTGTTCTCTCATGTTCTCACCTCCTGTTGTGCAATAAAAGAGAGCCTGTTTCCAAGCCCTCTTGATAATATTTTTTCATTTTTCATTGATCCACTTTTTATACTCTTCCCAATCTTTCTTATTGAGTATAATTTCAGAATAATAAAAATCCTTATTCCGTATGATAGCCCAAATTTTCTTTAACTTTTTAATAAATCCCGCCTGCTCCTTATACCAGTTTCCGCTTAAATAAGTCATAAAACAATAATCTTCTTCATCTTTTTCTATTTTGATCCTAAGCCCATCATCACATCCACATTTACAAGAAATAATCATTTCGGAATTATCTGACGCTTTTAATACTGCCATGCAAACCACCCACTTTCACTTTTTTCTTGAATAACCTTGTTAAAAATGGTATATTATATTCAAAGGAACAACCGCCCACAAGGGGTTGACCTCATAGCATTAGTGACAAATCATAGAATTGCCACCCTCGGCACTCGGTCAAAGTTTAGAGGGTGGTTTTTCTATGCTCAAAACATTATCTGATAAACGTAAATACGAATGTCAGCAATGCCAGAATGAACATTCCAAATGCCATAAGGTCTTTAAAATCAAACGGTTTCTTGTCCATCAGCACCACCCCATTCTATGTAGAATAGAGGTCAGCCACCCTGTAACACGGTTGTTCTGTTTTTTATCATACCATGCTTTTCTTCATGGTTCAATCTATTTTATTCTTCCTTATGCATCTGCTTAATTGCCTGATTCACATATGTACTCAGACCAGCCACTAAAATCCCCTGTACGATTGCTGTAAATACCGCCATTGCAATCTCCTGTCCGGTACTGATCGGGCAAGATGCAATCACCCACACTGCACACAATACAATGCCAATACCGCCTAAAATAAGTGGGATGTACTTATCCTTTACTGTCTGAGACTGTTTTAATCCCATTCCAATAAAATACAGTACTACTGCTACAACAATCAGTTCCGGTTTTACATAATTCATGGTCTGTTCCATCATTACTCACCTTTCCTTTCCAAATCTTCAGAGAAATGGAATAGAGGGCTTTAATTTTCCTCTTGCATGAAAGATACAGCAAACAAAAAGCCCAATC